GGTTGCACAGGCTTCAGCTTCTTAGGCCGGTACTTGACTATGACTTCCTCGACCTGACTGAAGTTGTGGACGATGTGGGTATCGCCAGTAATATCCTGTGATCTCATGAGCGGGTTTGGCTTCTTCAATTGGAAGGTCGTTCCATCTGGGTTCTTGATCGGCATATGTTATATACGCTCACGACACTCGGTACTCTACACTGCAAGGACTTTCCCCACCAATTCCAAGAGTCCTTTCCTCACGGTAGGTAATGTTATTCACAACACGCCCAATGGCTGCCTGGGAAACGCCGTACCTGTCGGCTAACTGCTGCTGAGTGAAATTTTCGGTGAAGTACAGTTGGCGAATCTCCCTAGCCTTGTCCATCCCCAACTTCCTTGGCCCCCAACCATGCCGCTTCACCTGAAACCGACTACGCCAACGCTGTACCGTCCTCGTGCAACACCCGTACCGCTCGGCAATCACCTTGTCCGTAAAACCAGCCAACTCTTCCTTTGTGGGTATTCTGCGGTCTGTCATAGTATTTTTCGCCAAGGAAATACAACCGACACCATACATACCTCGTAAGTGACGGCAATTTAGGAGTAACCAACTGAAATGAGTCTGTTAGCCCCGAATGTAGGAGAAATTCTCCTCCTCAAGTACATGCTGAATTACCAGGCGGCGACGAACGTCGAGCTTCGCCTGTATACCAATAACTTGACGCCGGCCTACCCCGACGTGTTGGCGTCCTACACCGAAAGTTCCGCAGCCGGTTATGCTGGTATCACGCTCATCGGCTCCATGTGGACTGTTGCGGCTACATCCGGCACTGTTGTCGGCAACTATGCACAGCAGACCTTTACCTACACTACGTCCGAGTCAGTTTATGGTTATTTCGTGACCTCGAACGGCAAGGGCCAGGTGCTCTGGGCCGAGCGGTTCAGCGGTGCGGTGCCGTTCAACATCCCATCTGGTGGTGGAACGGTTTCTATTACCCCAAGAGTCACATTGACGTAAGTAGTGCAATGAATGAAAAGAGGCCACCAACTTGGTGGCCTCTTTCTTTTTCTATTTTACTGAATAGATACGGCATGAAAACATTCTATGAGTGGCTGGCCAATGAGGGCCTGTTGCAAAAGGTGCGAGGGTTTTTCAACCCACAGGGAGCGTTGAAGGAAAAGCTCGCAGCCAGAGAGCGTCTCACGCCTGATGAGTTGGCATCGTTGCCGGAACTTTTCAAAACGATGAGCGACTCAGAAATTGCTTTCTATCTTAGTCAACTCGTCAAGACTCAGGACCGCTTGATGCTTAGCAAGATGTTGCGTGACATCTTACACGTCGTTCCTACTACGGTTCTCAACAAGATCATGCTTAGTGGCGACCCTGATCTCGCCAGACTGATTGGCAACTACGGCGACCGTGAGGGATGGGGTCGTGACCCGGCTCCGTCAGCCAAGGGACGCTTTGTTCCCTTGGCTGGTATGCACCAATATCCGCCACGTTAAGGCGGCAAGGGGATGTAGTCGGGCGGAAATGTCCGCTGCGGTCCCGTCCAGTTGATAATCCTTAACTGCCTGGCTGGCGACTGCTGTGCCATTCCAACCTCTAAAAGCCAACCGAGATTGTTTGCCTTGGCGTAAGAGTGAATACGACTGAGGGGCACAAATAGGCCCTTTCCGGTGCCGTTATATGGATCAGTGGAACCCCAGCAGACTCCAATAAACCAGCCATCTGCCGTCATCAAGCCACCACCGGAACGTCCGTGGCGTGGTCCGTTCTCGGTAAGGACCAAGTTCCGGCCCTCGATACCTTTGGCTTTCATGAGGTAACAGGCGACTTCCCTGGCCCCGTCACAGCCGCAGGAGTAGTAAGTGTTTCCTGGGATAATGGGGTGGTCAACTTTTGCTATAGGTGCATACACGTCGATGTCCCAATCTGGTTGGAACGTCATGAAAGACAAGTCTTCACCGCCCTGGTTGGGGGACCAACACAGGATAGTGGCCTCGAAAGTCTGTGGTTTGGCTAGTTTCTCGTTGTTCTTGTAGAAGACATGAATCTGGCAAGTTTTCTCACCGCCACGGAACAGGTGGCCGCAAGAGATAACCCATGCGGTCTTTTTCTGAGGATCGTAATAACAGATCGTCCCGGACCCAGAGATATTGCCGTTTCGGATGCGGACGGAATACCGCAACCACTTCCGATACTCTTCGCCACGATTCTCCTCCGGGGCTTGGACATCTCCCTGCCAGGGCGGGCAAAACTGTGGCGGCTGGGCTGTTCGGTCGCTATCTGCCCAGGGCAGCGTAAACCCGTATGGTGCATCAAGCTGGCTACTGATGGGCCGGTCAGTGCCGAGGCCCAACAAAAGACCTAACGCCACGCCAGCGGTGGCAAAGATCGAAGCTAGTAGGCGTTTCATAACATCTCCAAGATGTGTTTTTTGGCAAAGCTATCTACACGCACTACCTTATTTTTGAGGAGATGGACCACACAATGGCACAGCAATCAGCGTTCTTAACCATAGCCCACAACTTGTTCCTCACCAAAGAGGAGCGATACAAACTAAAGACACCGCTTTCCGAAATCGAAACGGTCGGCATTTGTTTGCCGGTGTGGGTCAGCGGCAGTTTCACGAGTGAGCCGGCTGAAGAAATCTACTGCCAATACAAGCTACGAAACTTTGCCTCACCAGGCATTGATGCAGTACACATGAACAACAACGGCTTCATTTTGAGTCTCGGGGATAAGTCACTCTGGGAGTCGATCCTGGACATAAAGGATGGCGGTTCCGGCTCTATATACCTATCGCATCAAGGTAAGATCGTGAACAACGATGTAGAGATGTTGGCCATCCATTATATCAACATCCAGGATATGAGCGTGTTAACCAAGGAGAGCAGTGGCAATTATTGATAGGATTTCGTCTCTGGACAAAGGATATGCGACCGGCGATCTGTCCATTTATCCAATTGGTCGTGATTCGTATGATACGCTGTATCAGGCCAAGAACAATGGCGAAACCTTCCTCGCCCAGAGTCTCAATTATACCGGCAGGTTCTTTGTCGTGGAAGATACGACCAACTTCCCGGACAGTGGGTTGGTACGAGTCGGGAGCGAGATAATCTACTACAAGAGCAAGACGAAAACTGTCTTCAAGGACATCATTCGTGGCTATGTCGGTTCCAAGCAACGGCCCTGGCCAATTGGAACCAAGGTCGCAGCCTCCGTAATGGCCGAGCACCACAACGCCGTCAAAGATGCCATCATCAACATCGAAACGAACCTTGGCCTGAAGGAGAACCCGAATGCCACGTCGCTGAATGGTATTCTAAAGGACTTGGAAGAGACATTTCTCGCCCCAAAACCACTGTTCCGTGCCGTGCCCAGGAAGGGTGAGCCTCCTCTGGAGGTTCGATTCCAGAATTTCTCTGACGCTCCAGCCATTCGCTACTTGTGGGACTTTGGCGATGGGGCCACGTCCATCGAGACTAACCCAATCCACACCTACGTCGCACCTGGCCTTTACAGCGTGAAGCTGAGCGTAATTACTTCACTTGGAGCCACTGGAATAACGACCAAGAGTGACTACATATTGGTGGACAAGGAAGAGGCTTTGCCGTTTTTTTACGCTGAGCAAATCGTCGGCACCACATCTACCACCTTCCAGTTTGTCGATCAAACCAAAGGTTCAATCACGAGTAGGTATTGGGTTTGGGACGATGGCACGAACACCACCGTCACCGACCCAGACATACACACAGCGTCACACCAGTACGCCCAGGCTGGCCAGTATGAGCCAACCTTACTGCTCGTATTTGCTGATGGGACACTGAGGCGTGTTGGGTTGAACGACGTGATTACGGTAACAAGTTAAGAGGACACATGACCATACCAGTTGCACCCCTGTACCCGGATGCGTTTGACAGTGACACCAACCTGTATGTCGTTCACGACTCGTTGCGAGTCACGCTGGTCGAAGACTATCTGCCTGGTAAGAAGTTCATCACCGTAACTGGTGATACTACCAACTTCCCGAGCACTGGTCTGCTGACGTTGACGGAACAGCAGAGTGACATCGAGGATCGTGCCATCTCGTTCTACTACAGCAGCAAAACTGCTACCACGTTTGAGGGACTCGAACTATTACCGGGTTTTGTGGATGTGGCCAAACCCAAGAATATCACGCACGTCACCCAGAACGTCATGGCGGCTCATCACAAAAACCTTAAGGATGCCGTGATCGCCATCGAAGAGTTCATTGGTGTTAAAGGGACCGTAGACCTCAAGCCACTCGGCGTAACGATGGAAGGCAGGATCAACTTCCTCCGCAAATTGGTGCTGCGGCCTCGTGCCTGGTTCACGGCCAACAAGCGGATCGGCATTCGGCCACTGACCGTCGAGTTCAAAGACTTGAGTTTCCGCAATCCCACAGGTTGGTGTTGGAACTTTGGAGACAACACCGGTACATCGGCGTGCTCCGTCAGCGGCATCAGCGTGCCCAGCAGTCTGAGTGGCGTCTCAATTCCTTCGATTGGCAGTCCAACTATTACGAAGACCTACTTCAACGCCGGCATCTATGATGTGACCCTCACCGTTTCCAATGAGTTTGGCGAGGACACGATCACCATACCGAATTACATCGTGGTCCGTGTCGGTGCCCCAGACCCGGCTACCATCGACTTCACGCCAGACATCACAACTCAGACTTACATTGGCGGCGTGCTCACGACCAGAAGTAATGCCATTGTGAATGTCGCCGTTGATGATAACGGCGAACAACCTGGCGACCCGATCACCAACTACACCTGGGATTTGCAAGACGACCTGCTTCACCCTGATTCACCACAGACGAGGGGCCTGTACACCATCGGTGGTCGATATGACATAAGGCTTAAAGTCGGAACTACGCTTGGAGCCTACCGAACCACCATCTTCCCAGGCGTGGTCAACGTCATTGAGCGTAGCAATTTGTTCCTCATGGTGTCACCGGACACAACCACGGCCATCACCAAGAACTTCTACGCCTATGAGTTCGGACTTCTGTCGGAGACGTTCAAGACCGGCACCCGCTCGCCCGTATCGGTGACGAGGGACTACACCATCGTCCAGACTCAAACCGATTCCGTAAGGGCCGTCAGGGAGTTCAAATACAACAACGGCTTCGTGAAAAGAAACCAGATTGGCTCCGGGGACCAGGGTACAGCCCTTGTGTATTGGACTGAAGGCGGTAGTCCGATCCAAATACGCTTTAAGGAGTACACGGCATTTACGGACACTTGGGCGAACCCTCCGGGTGGACTGACGACGCAGGCCCGTGGTTGGAATTGGGCGAGTTTCAACTCCACGAACAAGGTGTACTTCATGTTCGGTACTGGCACGAGTATACCACCAAACACGCCGGGCAACTCGCCCACAAACCAAGTTCGGGACTCGCTCAACCTGGCCAGCTATACTTTTACGACTCCCGTGACGTTCACTTCTACCAATTACAAGAATGGGGCCGACGAACTCATGCAGAACGTGGGTTTGGGGAGCCAAGGCGATTTTAGCGTTTACCGAACATGCTGGAAGGACAACACCGGTTTTATGGTCCGAAACGACGGTGTAGGCCCGTATTTTCGGCTCAAGAGTTTCTATCGAACCGAGGGGACACTGACCGACGAGTTTCAGTCTATCCGCAAACTGCCTGACATGCCAGGGACGACGAAGTACGAGGGCCAGTTAGTTCCACTCAGCGGTGGCGTTTATTTCTTCAACAACTCTGGTGAGGTCGTAGTATGGAACGACGTGACGAGCATTTGGGCGGTGGGACAGCCGGCTGCATCGTCCACCCCATTCCGGTCGCTACAAGACCAGTCTGTTGCATCCTTTGATGATCCGACGAATCGGCTCGTTGCCACGTCGGACGGCAACAACATGGCTTACCTTAGCTTCGATTACACCGACAGGTGCTTTTTGAAATTCAACCAGGCGACACTGGTGTTCTCGTCGCTTGGGAGCAGGCCGAGCGGAGAGCAACTACTTATGGGGCTGTATTAAGTGAAAGTAGAGGGGTAGATACTTCATGCCAACTGGATTTCCTCCACTTCCTGTTTTCCCATTCGGGATCGACAGTGATTACACCCTCTATCTGGTGTACAACACGTCGGAGGCCCCGCTTACGGCCAACAACGAGGCGTGGGCAGAAGAGGTTCCTGTCAAGCCCCGTAAGCCGGGGCAGACGGAAATATGGGCTGATAACGGCTTTGCCACGATCAGCGGCGAAATGTTCTACTACGACGCCGTTGAAAAAGACAGCAACGGTTATGTTAAGACGCTGAAGCGTTGTATCCGCAACCTGGGAGGGCAGGACACTAAGGCTAACCTTGCTGGAACAATGGTGCGTGGGTTCGTCATGGCCGAACACCATAACCAACTTGTTGAGGCGTTAGTACGCATTGAGAACTTCGTTGGCGAGAATTTTTCAGCCGACCAACAGACTCTTGATTGGAGAATCCGCAATCTGCGGGCAGTGCCACTTATCTTTGACGATTTCGACTGCCCTGACGTGAACTTTACGTTCAACATCACAGAGAATGACCCTGCCTCTGGCATCCTAGCAAATTATACGGTTGAGGTAGTTGGCAACTACACAAACTTCACGCTGGACTTCGGTGACGGTACTTTTACTAAGTCTGTGGCAAACGGCGAGCACCGTTATGCACCAAACGCCAATGTGGACCCGGTAATCACCATTGGCAACGAAAAATGTCAACTGGTTCAATCGCCTATTGCCAGGGCTGCAACAGCCACGCCAGAACAAACGCCAGAAGAGAATGTGATTGAGTTGCCGATTCCGACGTGCCCGGACATTGGGGACATCTTTATCCCAAACATCTCAATCCCCCCGACTGACATTCAAATACCACCACTGGTATTTCCGTGCGTAGACGTTAGTCCGTTTCCATCTACCTTCTTCGGGCCGATCAGCATCGCCGTGGACTTCACGCCCATCGGCATCCCGAGCATGATCTCTTTTACGCCACTACTGAACATCCCGAGCGTGATTACGTTTACGCCACTGCTGTCGATACCGAACTTCATCTCGATTAACTCGCCAAGCCTGATTGTACCGGAGATTCCGAACATCAGCCTTGTTGGGCCGTCGATACCGAACATCATCAGCATAGTTGGTCCTTCGATACCGAATATCATTAGTTTGGTTGGATTGTCCATTCCCAACACAATCAGCATGTATGGGCCGGACATCCCGGATACAATTAGTTTTGTCGGACCAACGCCGTCCATTCCGCCGACGATCACCATCACGGGGCCGAACCCGTCAATCCCGCCAACGATTAGTTTGGTGGGGCCGTCGCCATCGCTCCCTGAGAGGATCAGTATTATCGGTCCATCCATACCGACAGAAATCGAAATCATCGGTATGTCGATACCACCGACTATCACCATCACTGGTCCGAATCCATCGTTGCCTGAAACGATCAGCATTGTTGGACCGTCGCCATCGCTGCCTGAATTTATCAGTCTGGTCGGGATGTCAATACCGGAAAAGATTAGCCTGGTAGGCATGTCGATCCCGGAGAAGATTAGCTTGGTTGGGATGTCCATCCCGGAGCAGATTAGCATTGTAGGGTCGATCCCGGAGAAGATTAGCTTGGTTGGTATGTCGATTCCTAGCGAAATCAGCTTCGTTGGTTGTTGCGATATTCCCACCGAGATCAGTGTCCTCGTTCCTAGTCTGCCGAAGTTCGAGATCGACATACCGAGTCTGCCGAAGTTCGAGATCGACGTACCGAGTTTCCCGAAGATTCAGATTGATGTACCGAGCATTCCGAACATTAGCCTGATCGTACCACAGATTCCGAACATCAACCTGATCGTGCCGCAAATTCCGAACATCTTCCTGATCGTTCCGAGTTTGCCGAACATCAGCCTGGTCGTGCCTAGCTTCCAGTGCATCTCCATGTGCATCCCGAGCTTCCCGTACATCAGCGTGGCGTTCCCAACTGTGCCTGCGATCCCGGTGAATTGGGGTACGGTGCCTGCCGTTCCAATCAACGTGACAGTGACGTGCAACTGTGCCTGCTGTCCATCGGCTATGGCGATGAACTTTGCCGAGCCTGAATTCAACGACCAGTTCAATCCGTTCGCCCAGCAGCAAAGCTGGATGCAACCGGAAGAGATGGAGATCAACTACGACTTCCAGGGCTTCCCGTCCATCATCAGTATCGAGTCGCCGGTTCTGCCGGACGTGAAGATTGTCCACGACCTACCGGCCAGCATCGACTTGCTCGCCCCAGAGAAAATGTTGATCGAGTATGTCGGCCCGCCGTTGCCATCAGAGATAAGGCTTATTGCACCGACTGACCCGGTACAGTTGCAATACGCAGGTCCGAGCGTCATCAAACTCGACGCCAGCGGCCTCGGTGCGGGCATTCCGTTGTTGCCACCGGAGAAGTTGCCGATGATCGCCATCGACGCCAGCACGATCCCATCAACAATCCAGGTCGTCGGCGTACCGAGTGTGATTGAGATCGTTCACACCATCCCGAGTGTGGTTCACTTGGTTGTCCCGAGTGATATGACGGTGCGGATGTTGCCTCCGACTGAGGCGGTGCCAGTGTCGGTAATGCTCACCCTGAATGTGGACGGCATTCAGAAGATAATTCAAGAACAGGAGCAGCAAATTCAGTGCGTGGCCATCGTCCCGTGTCCGCCGAGATGATAGCAACATATTGAAGTTCTTCATGTTAACTGTCGATGTAGTTAACATGAAGAACTTAATTTGCTTTGAATGCGGCAAGCCCGCAGAAATAGAACACCACGTCATCCCGAGATCGAAGGGTGGCACAAAAACTATACCGCTTTGCTGTTCGTGTCATTCGCTTGTTCACGATGCTAAGTTGCTAACAAATTCAGAACTGATAAAGTTGGGTAGGGAAAGAGCCAAAAGCTCAAATGCCCGTGAAGAAGTAATCGAGTTGCACGCACTTGGAGTGCCAAAAACCGACATCGCCAGAAGATTAAAAATATCTCGTGGTTCTGTGTACTACATTCTTGAACATCATGGGCTTTACGAAAACACCGGCCGTGGACTAAAAGAGAAAATCACTCCAGACCTCCTCGACAAAATAAAGCAAGCCAGAGACAATGGTCAATCCTGGATTGAGATCGAGCATGAATTGGACATCTGCCACACTCACTTATATCGGATCATTAAGGAACATGGTTGGTATGACGGAAAGTACGGCGGTAACTTAAGAAACCGTGACGCCTACCGCACTCTGACGCCTGACAAGATCGAGGAAGCACGAGCACTTAGAAATAAAAACAAGACCTGGGATGAGATCGCAACCATTCTCGGGGTGGACCGCACTACGCTATACAAACATGGCATCGCTCAGCAATTCAAGCCTCTGCGTGGGCAACTTACGCCCGAGAAAAAACTACAAGCAGTTGAAATGAAACGTCAGGGGAGAACCTGGAAGGATATTGCAACCGAGCTTGAAGTCAGCGTTAGCTCAATCTACATGAGCAAAATACACAAGGGACTATGAGAATTAAGACGCACAAGAACGGGAACGAGTACCTGCTCGTCAGTGGTGGCATTTGGGTCCGCAATTATGCCAAGGCCGCACCGCCCATCGACATCAACAACTTCACAACGCAGGAAGACCGTCACCTGCTGATCGAGAACCAGTTGAAGAACCAGGCCAAGGAGTTGCTACAGTTCGACCCAGCTTCGATGTTCAAACCCAACATCTGCATCATCTCGGACGGCTACGACTTCGAGAACAAACAGGCGTTGCTCAAATCGCTGCCAGATGATGTGCTGTTGATTGGGACCAACCGGAGTCTGGCTAAGTGGGATATGAAGAACGGTCGAGCTATGGGCTACTACTTGGTCAATAACCCTTATCCAGAGTGCATGGCGTTCATGCCTAGCAGTCACCGCTACTTCCCGCCTTGTGTGGCCTCGGTGCGGACCTACCCGGAGTTCATGACGCTTTACCGAGGGCAGATGTTCAAGTATTACCCGACGTTCGAGGAAGACTTCGCTCAGAAGGCGAGCGACAGAACATACACACTGGATGACTACCGCAACCCGATCTGTGCGGCCATCAGTCTGGCCTACAAGCTGCGTGCGGTTCGCATCCTACTGTTCTGCTGTGACGACGCTTTTGCCGGCGAACGACCCGGTGCCGAACAGTTGGCAAACGGGCTGTGGATGTATCCACAACACCGAACGCCGCACGGACTCATCGAAGGCAGCATGTATTGGTTTGCTCATCAACCACACAAGCGGGTGAGAATAGGCCATCATTCCAGTGGTCCAGATTACGCCCATGTGCCCTATATACCGGAGGAGGGGCTGGCTGCCTTCTTCACCACGGAGCTATGACGATATGCACAAAAACAACAAGGAGCCTTCGTTTTCATTGCATGAATTCCGCTCATGGCTCGCAAAACAGCAGGAACCAAAACCAAGAAAAAAGAAGGTCAAATCGAAGTTGACCGAGGCCATGATCGGCAAGTGTGTGGAGTCCCGTCTCGGCCTTCTCAGGCTTGAGCAGAAGATTACTGAGAGCAACAAGACCGACATCGCAGATATTCTGGCTGATGACTTCAAAGAGAACGGGGGTAAGATCGTTGGGGTGAGTGAACTAATGGTTGAAGTGGAAGTAGCCAGTGGTAAGTTCTTGATCCCCAAGATATACACCAAGGATGCGGAGGCCCGATGATACGGAACTTGGACGGCAGCCCATACATGCTGACGAGCAGCGTGCAACAGTTCGATCCCGGTGCCCCAGACTACGACCTCTTCAACCTCTGGGATCAGGAGGCTATCGAGCGTGGCGGATCGCCTGTGTACTACTATGAGGTCTTCATTGCTCAACAGGCCATAGACACGTTGTACCTGGAGTCCCGTGCCAAGGTATGGTCACAGCACCCGGTTCAATTGTTCTGTTTCTACGAGCCGATACCATCATCCAACAACCTGGGCCTATTCGGCATCGACGCCCCAGATGAGATGGTTTTTGAGTTCAATTATGCTGACGTGTTGCGGCGGCTCGGTAAGCCGCCCAAGATTGGGTCGAGAATTTTCAGTCCCCACCTGCGAGAGCATTGGGAAATCATCCAGTGTGCGACGGGTGAGTACAAGGGCTGGAATGTGATCCGCATCCAGATGATCTGCAAGCGTTTCCAGGAAAGCCTCACAACCGGCGAGGGCAAAGTCACGCAGTCAGTTCCAAGCTACAAAATTGTCTAACGTGGAAGCATATCCCACGACTCACCAAAAGAGCCAATGACGGTACGTTCTTCGTCGGGAGTTTCTCTGTTGTACTTCTCCGTCACCCAATAGAGCAACACGGCTTCTTCCGTCCCGATGTTCTTGTAGCCATGCCATACTCCGGGCGGGATGTACAGCCCACGCTGGCTCCACTCGCTGAGATAAGCCCACTCTAGGTGATCGGAATACAGCCCAACTCGCAACGACCCCTTCACGCAGTACCAGTAGTCGGCTTGCTTCTTGTGTCGATGCCAGGCCGCAATTGCTCCCGGATAAATATAGGAGAGGTTGACCTGCCCGGCCCCTTTCGGGAAGGGAAAGAGGTCGTTGGCTGCTCTTCGCCTGTCATCACAATGCAACTCATGGTCAAGGTAGGTGTAGTCGATCATAGCTTTCCTTCAAAGGTGAATTCAACAACGCCATCATGAGTGGGCGGGGTGATCTTGGAGATGAACACCCTCGGGAGCTTAGGTTTAGGCAGGCCAACCCCTGGCGGCAGCGGTTTACTTCGTCGCACCCTTTTCTCCTCTTCGGGCACGACGACGACGCTCACCTTGACGCCGTTGCGATGTTTCTTAATCCGAAACGCTTTCATCTTGGAGTTAATGTAGTGTTCCTGGACACGAAGATTGGGGCGGGCGGGATAAATACACTAGCGATTCTATGTTCACACTGACTTATCTCAGAGAGTTTTATGGCTGACAAGAACCTGAACGAGTGCAATGACAAACGGTTCGACCGCACACCGAATGTAGACAAGCCGTCACCTTACTGTCCCGACGAAGTAATCGGCCAGCCTTATGGTTCGCAGAAGGACGTGGACTTTGACAATGTTGTTCGCCAGCCTCCACGTTCACTAAACGTGGGCCAGGAAGCAAACTGTGACCCCATGCAACAAACGGGCTGGGGCATGGAGATGCGTGGTGATCCGAGCCGAGAGACAATCAACCGCTACTCGCAGGCCCTTCGTGGTGCAGATGCAGCCATGAAGGACTTATTCAACGACATCACTGTGACCGATGACAACGGCACGGTTCACAAAGTACCAATCGAGTTTGCCACACCCGAGAAAGCTGTGGCGTTCATCCTCCAAGATAACGTCCGCAAAGACCCGAGTTTCGTTGTGGACAGAGTACGACTGCCGCTACTGTCGCTGTACCAGGCAGACATCACTCCGAAGTGGGAAAAATACATCTACCACAAGTGCGTCAACTATTATCGCACACAAGATGGCAAGCCAGGCTGGACGATACCTAACGAGAAAGGCCGGGAACGTGGCACGATATTCGGCAAGGCGTGGGGCATCCCTGTAGACGTGAGTTATCAACTCAACGCATGGACACTGTTCAAGGAGGACATGAACCAAATTCTTGAGCAAATCATTCTGAAATTCTCGCCTGTGGCATACATACGGATACAAGACGTTAACTACGAAACGATAGTAAAACTGGACTCGATAGCTAATAACCAAAACGCCGAACCTGGCGACAAAGACATACGGGTGGTCAAGTACCAATTTAATTTGACCGTTGAGACATATATACCGCAACCGATTGTCAGGAAGAAAGCGGTCCTGGATGTGAAGATCGACATCTTGGAGAGTCAGAAGGAGACGATCCTCGATGTACTTAGCAAAGAAGAGATTTCCGTCAAGGACGAGGAATAAAGGATGTACGAGGTAACGAATAAGCTACAGGGTCCAGTCCAGCTAATTCTTCGATCACGGAGAGGACCGTCACCAAGAGCGTTCACAGTGTTGAACCTCTGTGGTATCGGCAATGGTAAGAACACTTATCTTGTCGAAGATGAATTGATGACTGACTACATATGGCAGGCAGAGCGAGAGAAACTGATCGCTGTCCGCTACATAGATGAAAATTCACTAAGAGGGAGCTAAGTAAAATGCCGATACTCACAGGATTTCCGCCTTCCAATACGATTAGCCCGAGCGTTCGTATTACCGAGAAGGATTTCTCTTTCGTTGACGCTGTTCCAAGCGTTCACGCTGCCGGCTTGGTAGGGTTCGCAACGAAGGGGCCAGTCAACGTACCGACGTTGATTACAACTGTACGGCAGTTGCACATCACGTTCGGGTTCCCACGCCCATCTGTGGCTGACCCGTACATGATTTACGCCGCCGAACAGTACCTTCAGTTCGCCAACCAGCTATACATCGTGCGTGTTGCCGAGACTCGGCTTGGCTACGACTATGCCGCAACGACGGCAAAAGTAGACATTCCTGCCTCCGGTGGTGCAGTTAACATCATTGGCAATCTCACGCCTGCCAACTTCGTGTTCCCGACTGACCGGTTCTTCCTGTGGAAGCTCAACGGCGTCCTGTCGGCCAAGGTGTTGGTGGTACTCGCTGGAACCAAGAACATCACCACTTTGGTAGATGAACTTAACGACCAGTTGAACCCAGAAGACGGTATCATTTTCTCGAACAGCAGCGGTGCCTTGAAGGTGAGCAGCACTTTCAGCTACGGCACGGCCGCAAGCATCGAGTTGGTGTCTATCCAGAACGCCCTCTACGGTCCAACTTCTATCGTCGGTATGGGTACTAGCATGACGGCAGCATCCGTCACCGGTAGTGTAGCGAAGTACCCGAACAATGCGTACCAGAGCGATGGCAACTACGACTTCTCGTCGTTCGTCAACCTGTACCTCCACGTTGTTGTGGACGGCACGGAGAACGTGAACATCGACAACGTAGTGCAGACGGTCACAATTCCGACCTCGAATACGACGGCAACAGCAATCGCCAGCAACATCAACGCTCAGATCGCCGCAGCCACGATCCCTGGTGGGTTCGTCGCCTCGGCCGTGTCGGGCAGTCTGGTGTTGACGACTCTTGCTCATGGTCGGGATTCCCTGATCCTTGTGAAGTCGTCTTCGACCGCAGCGACCCTCTTGGGCCTCGACTCGAACACCCATAAGGGAACCAGCCCATCCGCAGTGTCGAATCAAATGCCAGACGTGACTGCTCCAGCAGGTATCGTCACTGGTTCGACCGCATCTGGTGGACTCCTCAGCTTCACCGTCCAGGCTGATAGCCCAGGTACGGAAGGCAACCTGACTCAAGTAGTCATTGCCAATGACGTTCGTGAGGGTAGTTTCACCATTCAGGTTTACAACGGTGGCCTCCAGGTTGAGTCCTGGGGCGGTTTGGTCAAGGACCAGACCAGCCGGTTCTACGTCGAAACCTACCTGGCCTTGCTGTCTGATTACATCCGTGTGGATGACAACACTGCAACTCTGGTGACTCCGCTCGCCGGAACTTACAGTCTCGCAGGTGGCTCCAATGGTATCCCGGTAGACCCTGACGTTCAGGATGAACTCTTGATCGGCAATGATGTTGCCGGAACGGGTATCTCCGCACTGTCTGAGCCAGAACAAGTTAACATCGACCTGTTCGCTGTGCCTGGTCATGCCTCGACGGACGTAATCCTCGCTGGTTTGAATCTGTGCCAGAACCAACGCCAGGACTGCTTCATGATCGTTGATCCACCCTTCGGGTTGGCTGTTCGTGAGATCGTGCATTGGGTTAACGGAACTCATCCGCTCAACTCCGCTCGTCTCGACAACGATTTTGGTGCCCTCTACTGGCCGTGGGTCAAGATTCGTGACACCTTCAACAAGCTCGACGTATGGGTTCCACCATCGGTGGTCGTACTCGGCACGTTTGTTAACTCCGACAACCTTTCCTTCCCGTGGTTCGCCCCGGCTGGTGAGACTCGTGGTATCGTCTTCAACGTGCTGGACACCTACACGAAGCCGACACTTGAAGAGCGTGACCTGATGTACGGTAATCGCAACTGCATCAACCCGATCATCATGTTCTCCGACTTGGCGAGCTTCACGATCTGGGGTCAGAAGACGATGCAGCGTAGGCCGACTGCTTTGGACCGTGTAAACGTCCGCCGCATGATGCTCTACATCGAGAAGTTAATTCGTCGGAACACCAGACGACTCTTGTTTGAGCCGCACGATGAGGGCCTCCGGGCAGAATTCATCAGTCTGGCAAAGGGTGTCCTTGACGCAGTGAAGCGTGACCGTGGTGTTAACGACTTCATCATCAAGTGTGATGAAGAAATCAACACGTCAGACGTGATTGATCGGAATGAAATGCGGGCGAAGATCGGTATTCAGCCGACACGGGCCGCAGAATTCATCTTCATTGAATTCTCAATCCACCGTACCGGTTCGTTTACTGAAAATGCGGACACCTTCTAAGCTAAAGGAGTAAGACAAAAATGGCATTCACCAACCTTAATGGTAATATGGGTATCAACCGCCTGGGTGATCCCTCTATTATCTTCAAGAGAAAGTTTCGCTGGACGATGTACGTTCAGCCACTCTGCCCAGGATTGCAACCCATCGACCCTTGGTTCGTGAAGGTGGCATCTCGGCCCAATCTGTCGATTGACGAGACGGAACTCAACTTCCTGAACGAGAAGATGTGGATTCCGGGCAAGGTCAGCTACGAAACCATCACGGTGACGTACATCGACGTTGCCCCGAAGGAGCAGGCTTCCGCCAACCTCTATGCGTGGCTCGGAACTGTATACCAGTTCTGGAACCCGAACCGCAAGATGGGTACTAGCGTGAGTCAGTACGGTGCAAGGGCTACCCTTATGCTGTACGATCCTTGCGGTCAGCCGATTGAGCGGTGGTCGTTTGAAGATATGTGGCCACAGGCCATCAACTTCGGTGATCTTGATATGTCCTCTTCGGACACCGTGGACATCGAATTGACCCTGCGGTACTCCAAGTTCACCTACACGGCTCTGTGCGGCAACGTGCCATTCAGAGAGTGCTGTGCAGGCTGCTAAGTGTAGTCTACTACTCAGCACTAAGGAGAACAGTAAATGGGATTTATTCCTGGTGGCTCGATGGGCATGGGATATGGCCTTGAAAGCCCCACCATGATACCCAAGCAGAAACATCGGTGGTTATTTTTCTTCACCGATGTTTCTGCCCAGGGTATTGGGATTCTGCCACCCGCTAAGGCAGCACGTCCGAGCGTCAGCTTCAAAGAAATCGAAGTACAACATATAAACGAAACGATCTTCTACCCTGGCAAGCCAGAGTGGAAGACCATTACGTTGTCGTTGTATGACATTTGCAGCCCGAACACGACTGCTGGGCAACACCCCATCATGAACTGGCTGAAGCGGCTGTTCGACCCGGAATCGGCCGAATACAAGTTCGCTGTCAACGATGACATCAACCAGTGCTTCAAACAGGACGCAACCGTAGAACTCTACGATCCATGCGGACGCTGTATGGAGAAGTGGTTGTTAGACAATTGTTGGCCGCAGTCATGTGAGTTCCAAGAACTCGACATGAGCAGCGGCGACGTATTGTTGGCGGACGTAACGCTAAGATACGACCGTGCCTATATCGTGTCTTGTGCTTAATCGTAAGCGAGGTCTTCGCTCAAAATTTCCCGGCATTTACTTAGAGCGTCTTCTAATTGCTTCGGTTTCAGAAACTCCCTCTAAAGTTATCTTAACCAAAGCACGATATTACTTACAACGATAACGTGCTTTGGAGATAACATGAACTCTACGCAAAAGAGAAAACAACGATACGTTGAGCAAGGATTGTGTTCTCGATGCGGCGAAAAGCCACTCAAGACCAAGACCATGTGTGAGGAATGTGCTCGATACCACACGGAACGGTATAATGTGCTTCGCCAAGAACTACTTCAACGTGGATTATGCGTAAGGTGCGAGAAACGTCCATTGAAGTCAGAAACAATGTGTGAACCTTGTCTGGCACAACAAAAAACAGCGGCCGACAAACGCAAAACGAGATACAGTAATGCGGGCAACTGCACCAAATGTGGCATTCGGCCACTTCACACAAAAAGAGTGTGTGAAGTATGCAACAACAAGGAGATCGCCAGAAACCAAGCCACAAAAGACAAGGTGTTCGCACACTATGGCGGCTACATCTGTGCGTGTTGCGGTGAAACTGAGGAGGCGTTTTTAAGCATAGACCATATCAACGACGACGGAGCCAGCCATCGTAAAACGGCCGGCTCCGGCTCTCGTTTCTATTGGTGGGTCGTGCGAAACAACTTCCCACCTGGCTTGCAAGTCCTTTGCTGGAATTGTCAGTGGGGTAAACGAAAATTCGGAACCTGCCCACACCAACATAAGACTAATCAGGCCCCATGTCCTCCATCAGTATCTCACGACACTTCTGGAGTGCGTCTTCAAGTTGCTTAGGCTTCCAACAAAGTACCCTGCACGCACCACTTTTGTTCAGACGACCCTTCTTTGTGTAAACTTTGCTTTCGTTAAGCAGCAAAGCCTCTACCAGTTTGCCGTATCCACGGTCCACTAACTTTTGGAGCAACTCTTGTCGCTCCAGGAATTCAAGTATATTCACCCACTCTCCGAATAAGACTTAACCCTGAGAAATGACGCCCTTGGCCCTGTAATTGTACCCTGGCGTCTGATGCACCATCGCCGTGAAGATTTCCAACTGCTTGCGGGCGATGAATTCTTGATAGCGTCTCTTCAGTTCGAGGTAGTTTTTGGAAGTACGGTACAACTGACGGTAGTGGTTCAAGCAGCAGGTAGTTAGATAATTGAAGGCTTTAGCCTTCTGGCCGTTCTTGCCAATGTAGTTGGGATCGAAGCGGTCCACCTTCTCAAAACAGATCATTACACCCTCTTGGAGAGCGTCGTCACGGTCGATCAGCTTGAAATTGAAGGCTTGGATGATGTTCTCGGCCAGCAGATAAAAAGCGGCGGTCAAATCCTCTGCCGCCTTATCGTACTCGCCCTTGTTTCGTCGGAGGTTCTTCTTTGCACGCATGAACCGTGCAATCATCTCCTCGAAAACCTTGTTGTTGAGATACTCTATTCCCATAGCACCTTTCAGTTATGGTCCACGAAAGAAATAACATTCAAGGCTATTCGAGGTCATTCAATTCCGCCCCATTTGGGGCGAAGTTAATATAGTAGGGCTATCTAGTATATATGCCGCAATTATCTGAAAACAACTAATGGGTAAGCATGGAAAAGTTTGAGCTTTCTGTCGTTTCTAATGGGGCTGACTCCAACGGCCGGACCTGTGGTGAGTGTCAAGTCTGCTGTGAGTATTTTCAAATACCTGAGTTGGATAAGCCGAGGGGGGCAAAATGCCGACACCAGTGCGATAAGGGCTGTGCAATTTGGGGACAGGACTCCAGGCCCAAAAGATGCAATGAATTCAGATGCGGTTGGCTCAGTGGCCAGGTTGGTCAGGACGAGCGTCATCGCCCAGACCGATCCGGCGTCATGCTCATGGACGTACAACTCCCAGGCGTGGGCTGGGTGCCAGCCTTCATCGAACTCAGGAGGGGTGCGGCAGACGAGTATTGGGTCACAAAGGCGGCGAACAAGATCGCTCGCAAACACCCGGTAGTCATATTCGACGTAAACAAGAAGATTCGTACAGTGGGCAAGACCATGCAGGTAGCAGCATTCAAACACGCAATTGAACAAGCTGTCAATGAATGAAATCGTCAAACTCTATTTAAGGGTAGTAGAGAACCCAACCGCCATCAAGCATTTCCAAGACCTGGCCAGGTACTACCGGTCCAAGGGCCTGTCGGCCGAGGCGGAAGGCTTCGAGCACCTACTGAGGGAGCGGTTCGCCTATGGGCCTGACAGTTCAGGTGGTGACACACAACAACGAGTCAACGATCCAGGCAACTCTCCAGTCGCTTGAACCACTCGATGCCGACATCTGGGTACTCGACCACAATAGCACCGACAATACCGTAGTCCTGGCCAAAGGCTTGGCTAATGTCAAGAAGATTACCAACCGAAGCCAGGGCCGCAACGCCTTGATGGCCGAGGCCAAGAACGACTGGTTCCTAACCGTCGAACCGTGGGAGGTACTGGCTGCTGGGCACTCATCAATCCTCAATGCCATCACCAAGGAAGATAAGGCTTATCGTGTCTTCGTTTCCCAGGGGGACATTCTCACCAAAGAAGTCCGGCTCTGGCGAAGGGATAGTTGTGGCAGCTTCGTTGGTCCCGTGTTTGAGTCCCTTCAACCAGAACCAGTAGCCGTAGCCCTAAATGCCTTGTTCACCGCTACTACTGTTGACAACACCGACTACACTTTTCCCCTCGTTAACGAATGGCGGGCAACCGCTCCCGTCCTGCCGACGCCGCTGTATTACGAGGCCATGATCCATCTTGCTAAGTTCCGGTGGGATGACTTCATATGCACGGCCGATCAATTCCTCTTCTTGTCCAAGTCCATGTCAATGCCCGTAGTCATGACACGCTACTACCTCGCTCTAGCCCATTGCTTCGCCAGGAAGAATGCTCACGAAGCTCTCAAGAACCTGATGGTTTGTCTGGCCCTCAAGCCACTGATGGCAGAGTTTTGGTGCCTGTT